GCTGACTGAGCACGACATGACCAAGATGCAGGCCGTGGATGCTATTGACGATCTCGTGCGCGCGGCTATCGCGCAGACCACGGGTCTCAGCTTCAATGGCTAAATCTGATCTCTGGCGCATCGTCATAGGGCTGATTTTTATGATCATCCTTTCCGGCGCCATCGGCATCTTGTCCGAGATGTTCCATGGCAAATAACCATTCTCACATTTTCCATGAACGAAAGGCTGACCGATGACAAAATGGGCCACGATCGTCTATGGGCGCAACCACCTGAAATGGAGCCGGGCATGAAATCGACGCCTGAGATGCGAGCGCGAATCCTCGAGCTGATGACCGACCCCATCGACGACTATGATCGGGCGGTCGAGTGCGTCCTGCGCGACCTCGAAAGCTTTCTCGCAGAGGTCGAGATGCGCAAAGCCATCAGCGCTTGGCTGGGGTGTCCTGCCGAAAAGCGCCCGACGCCGCAGGCTCTGGGCCAGCGGGTTGCCGACATCGCGTCCGCACACATTCACGAGGGGCTTACCGCTGCGGAAAATCGTGAGCGCTAAATACGGCGTGGCGTTGAAAACACTCGTTGATGTCAGTCAGTTTTGTTGTTCGGATTCCTAGCATCTCTGGTAGAATTAGAGAATGACCAAAGCCCTCCCCTTCACCGAACTTTCGCTGGCTCGCGCCATCCGCGGCGTCGAGAAGGCCGGCCGTTTCGTGGTGGGGGTGAGACCAGATGGGACCCTGATCGTCGGGGACAAGCCAGTGAATGTGGCTTCCATGGTTCCCCAGGTTGAGCAAGATACCCCCGCCTCCAAATGGGAGGATCAGCGGGGATGACCACCATGGAAACCGAGCTGCCGTATCTGAGCCGCGAGCGCAACCGCCACGGCACGGAATGCATCTACGTCCGGCGCAACGGCAAGCGCATCAGGATCAAGGCGAAGGAAGGCTCGGTTGAGTTCGCTCGCGAATACAGCGCGGCCGTGGACAAGCTTGGGCCTTCGCCGACGCAGCGGCCGGAAGGGCCGACGCCGCATGCCAAGGGCACGTTCGGATGGCTGGGCGCGCTCTACTTCAAATCCAAGGGGGACTTCCTCAGCCTTGCGAAGGAGAGCCAGCGCGCTCGCCGAAATGACCTTGAGGAATGCTTCCGCTTCCCGCTGAGCGAGGAAGACCCGGACCCCATGGGCAACTGCCCGCTGAAGTATTTCTCGGCGCAAAAGGCCAAGCGGCTGATCGAGGCCAAGACCGGCGACGGCGCCATGACGAACCGGCGCAAGCATCTGTCCGCGCTCTGCGCATGGGGCGTCGAGAACAACCACCTGCCGAGCAACCCCGTCCGCGACATCAAGGCCGGAACGGCTAACAACGTCGAGGGCGGCGGCTACTACACCTGGCAGATCCCCGACGTGCAGCAGTTCCTCGCGTATCACAGCGGGGATTCGCTCAGGGCGCGCAAGGCGCGGCTGGCGATGAGCCTGCTTCTGTTCTCAGGTGCGCGCCGGCAGGACATGGTGACGCTCGGCAAGCAGAACATACGCGGCGGCGAGTGGATCAGGTACGTTCCCAAGAAGACCCTCCACAAGCGCCGGACGGTCTCGCAGAAGCCGCTTCTGGCCGTGCTCAAGAAGGTGATCGACGAGAGCCCGTGCGGCGCGATGACTTTCCTGGAGACGGCGCAGGGCAAGCCGTTCACGCCGGCCGGTTTCGGAAACTGGTTCCGGGATCGCTGTGACGAGGCCGGGCTGCCGCAGTGCTCGGCCCATGGGCTCAAGAAGGCCGGCGCCACGATCGCCGCGGAGAACGGCGCCACGACGCGCCAGCTCATGGCGATGTTCGACTGGGACACTGTTCGGATGGCGGAGGTCTACACCCGCGCCGCAGAGCAAAAGCGGCTGGCCGGCGAGGCCATGTTCCTGATCTCGCTGGACCGGATCGCGAACGAAGACTGTCGCACCGACGAGCCCGGTGCTGTCGCACCTATCAAAAACGTGAGGTAGATCAGATGGATACTGAAACCGTGGCAGGAGTGGCAGGGCAACCACAGCCCAATGTTGCCAATGGGTGCGACAGCATCGCGGCCGAGAAAGGACCCTCGGAAACCGCTGGAAACCCGAGCGAGTGTCGCACCTCTGACACCCTCAACACCAACTACAACGCCGACCCGACCTGCTTCCTGCCGCCGAACCCTGAGGCGGTCTACCAAGCCGACTGCGCCTTGCGGCGGACGGAGGACGAGGCCCACCGCATGAAGCTGGCGGTCTTGATGTCCTGCCAGAAGAACGGGGTGCGCGCCGGCTTCCTTGAGCGACAGATCGGCATCGTCAAGTCTCACAAGGTCCGGGTGGCCGCCAAGACGGAGGTGGCGCTGTGAAGGACCACCACATTGAACAAGCTATCGAAGGGCTGATCGCGATCTCCGATTCGAACTTCCCGTCAGATACGGACATCGTTCTTTCAACGACAGGGCGGAACTCGGCGTCCATCAAAATACCTTCCTTGGCGCTGCGAGGACTGCTCGCCCTGGCGAAACAAGCAAAGGAGGCGCGGCTTCTAGCCACGTCGCCTCTTCCCGCCCCTCCCGTCGAGGCCAAGAGCGAGGTGGGGGGATGACCAACGGGCTTCGCAATCACCCCGGCCCGACCCGCATCAGGAGCTACGAGGACGAGCAGAGATCGCAGCGATGGCACCGCAATGTCGGGGTGGTCATCCTGACTATCTGGGGCCTCGGCGTTCTCTGCGCCCTCATATGGGCGATCAGCGAGGCGGTCGAGCACTTCACATCCTAACATCACGCTAACCGGATGAACGGAGAGCCAGATGGCCCAAGATACCTACGTCAAAAACGGACTCGCGATCATCAATCCCTACGGCGGGGTGTGGACTGACGAAGTGTTTCAGACGCCGGAGGACGCCTTACGATACCTCAACAACTTTTGGCAGGGGAAGAATGATCGGCTCAAGGAATACAAGTTGGCGGTGGCAACGCTGACCATCACTCTCGATCGAAAGCCGGGAGAGCCCACGTATGTGGCCCTGCCAGACCCAGGCGCCCGCACATGAAAGTTGAGGAAGTCCCCGGCTGGCTGTGCACGGCTACCGGGCGTCGGTCGGACGACGAAACATTCTGATCCGACAGAGGCGGCGAGATTCTGCCAAGGCAGAAAGCAACCGTCGCAGCGGGTGGAAGCCCCGCACATGGAATGGGAGCGAAGCAATGAATGAGATAACCCGAGAGGCCGTGCTTGCTGCCATCATCAAGGGGCAGCGATGTGGCATCGGCGACACCGGCCCAGACGGCAAGCACAGGATGATTGCCTGCAACGATGAGAGCCTGAAGGGCGACAGGAACTACTATTTTGAGGAGTGCGATTGCAGCAAGGCGGCCGACGCTGTGATGGCGCTTCTCAGCCACTCGCACATATAGGAGATGAGACAACCCGGTGCCGACAGCAGAGCATGAGCAGGAGGTTCAATCCCTCCCGCAACAAGGCCGAACAGGAGGTTTGACTCCTCCGACCGGGGCCACTTGTAACAATACGTGATTACGCGGCACTTGCGTATACGCAAAAACCGCGTATATTAGGGTCATCAACAACGGAGCAAGCAAATGACCCGCAACGAACAGATCGCCCTCTACACCGAAGCCTTCCGCGCCTCCCGCAAGGTTGATTTCCAGCGCAATCGCGCTCACCTCGCCTGCATGATGGACCGCTTCGTTCGCGGCGACGACTTCGATGGCCTGCTCGGCCGCCTTCAGGCCAAGGCAGACGCAGCCTGGGCAAAGGCGAAGGCCGCCACCCTCGACCACGAAATCATCCTCGAAGCCGCAAAGGTGGGGGCATGACCCCCACCCAATATAAGGCCGCCATCAAAGCCCTCGGCCTCTCGCAAGAGAGAGCCGGGGATTGGCTGGGGATCGGACGGCGGACATCTCAAGGATACGCCCTCGGCGAAAGCCCTGTGCCTGAGCCCGTCGCCAAGCTCCTGCGCCTGTGTGTGAAATTGAAGCTCAATCCGGAGGATGTGAAATGACCTATCGCGTAGTTGTTGATGGGACCGACAAGGGCGAGGTTTTCAAGCGTGCTGGTCGCTGGTTCTGGCGCCGCGGCCCTGTGTCTGTCGAGCCATTCGCCCGCGGCGCGCGCCTCGATGATGTCGCCAGATGGGCGCGCAAATGTTGCAACGGCACAACGGCAGCGATCAGGAAGCCGGGAAGCGCCAGATCCTACGGATGGGATTTGGATCAAACAGCCTGAAGCACATTGGAAGGGTTGGAGAATGAGAATAAGGGTCGCAGAGCAAACAGGACATCCAGTCCCGCAATTCGTCGTGTACGCTGACGACGAAACGGAGCGGGCCATCCTGGGCGCCTTCACAAACTACAAGCAGAACTCAAAGCAGCCTGTTCAATTCTGGCTGCACGGTAGCACCTATAGCTGCGACGTAAGCGGCGTTACATCATTCAATTTTGGGTACATCTACGAACAGAAGCCACCTAGCCTCCGGGAGCGGATTAGGCGTTGGTGGCTATGTCTTCGCACATGACAAGAAAGGGAATTCCTATGTGGATTGTCGTCAATATTGGCTGCATCGAATGCGGCGTGAGCAGCAACATCGTTGGCGTCTTCTCGTCCAAGGAAAAGGCCCAAGAGATCGCCGACAAGTGCGATGGCGAGTTTAGCTGGCGCGAGGGCGGCCAAAATAGCTTTGAGGTGTTCGAGATGCCTGAGCCGGAGACCATCGCGGAAGAGTACCGCGAGAAGCTTTTGGCGCCAGCCCCTCACACATGAAAGAGGATGAAGAATGACCAAAGCTGAATTGGCAGAGGAAAACGAGAGGCTACGGGAAGCCCTTCGGCTCGCTAAGAAGGATTTGCTTACGGCTATGCGGCATATAGAGCGCGAGCTGACTTACATCCCGCCGCACTCGAATGGAGAGCGAAGCGATGGCTGACCCGCGGCAGCAGTATTGCGGGTGGGAAGCCCGCGCCTATGGGCCGCATCGCTACGCGATCGTACCGCGCCAGAACATGTTCTATTGGCGGTTGGGCGGTATGGCGTGGTTCAAGTTTCTGCGGAAGGATGGGACGAAGAGAGTCCGGCTTGTTTTCGATCCTCCGATGTCGAAGCCAGTCAGGCGTTCATGAGGAGGAGTCGCAGATGACGTTTTTCATCATGGTTCTTGGCATTGTAGCCATCGTCTACATTCTCTGCCCGCCGCACGGCTGGTAGACTCACATGAGCAGGATACGTAGATGAGCGTCAAGGAACTGATCTTGGACGGCGGCGAACGGCTCGATGGTAGCGCCAGGAAGCTGCGCCTGAACGACACTCCGGACGGCACCTGCGTCACGGTGAGTGTTCCAGATCAGCGCGGCATTGTTGCCGTTCTCGACCGAAGGCAAATGCATATGCTCATGCTATACCTGCAAGAGCGAATTGAACGACGTTCTTAAATAGAATTGGAGAGCCTGATGAGGGGAACGATGATTGTCTACGCCCATCCCGAGAAGCTTCGGCTCCTATCCGAGAACGGGCGGTTTGCCGCCACCAGGACCGGACCGCTTGAGCGCCTGTATGCAGCGTGGCTTGTTTTCACAGGAAGGGCCGACGCCTTATACTGGCCGAGTTCATGGCCTCGTTTCTAAGCCAAATACGAGGAAGTGATGAGCGAGCACGATATTATGGTTCTCAGGATGATGTTAGGGACGATCATCTCTGGCGTCAGCCTTATCTTTTTTGCCTGTGGCGCAGGCATGATTTACCGCAATTGGGGTTGGTGGAATCTATAGGCTTTCTCACCCCCTGAGGATACGAGGACATGATAGATTGGAAGCCTATCGAGACTGCCCCAGAAAATGAGATGGTTCTGATCTGGGCAGATAAGCTCAACCGCGGATTGCCATCAGCGGAGGTCGTCATGATCTTCAAGCACGGAGACGGTCCCGCCGCGTGGTCCTATTGGACCAACGGAGGCCCTAACGCTGGCGACGATTTATGGTTCGAAGTGCCGCCTTCGCATTGGGCACCACTAAATCCACCCTGAGGGAGTGGGCGATTAACCAAAGGTTGTACTTGAAATTATCCGTGAACTGAGTTCCGATACAACGTTTTGATTAATTGAAGGAACATTTTCGATGTCTTTTTATATTTGGCTCGCGTGCGCTTTTTTCGCAGGTTCCGTGACGAGCATTACGCTGCTCTTTATCGTCGCCGTTTGGTCTTCTATGTACTCACCCCCTGTTAAGCCAGCCGATGCGCTGACCGACGGCCCATGAGGGCGACGGGAATCGGCTAAGAAATCGTCGCCGTCAATTTCGGCGCGATGCCAGGATTACCGCTTGCGTCGGTCCCTCGAATGTAAAAGTTAATCGTGCCGGCCGAGAGCGCGCCAACGGTCACCAGGCTGGTCCCGCTGACCGCAAGCTTTGTCGTACCGAGCACAGAGTAGCCGCCAGCGGCGCCGCTTAGCGTGGCCACCACGGTTCCGTTTGGCGTCGAGGCCGGGATTGCACCGCCCGTGAAGCTTCCACCCCAAGTCAACACAGGGACCGGAGGCGCTGCCGGAAAGATGCCTGTCGTGTTCGATGACGGCGCCAGGATCTCCACGCTGCGGATGGTGATGGATGGGCTCCCGATCGACCCCGCAGGGTACGACTCCCACGACAACCCGACTGCCATGTTCAGGATCACATGATGAAGGTCCGTCGCGTCCGCCCCGGCCGGCACGGGGTTCTTATACGTGAGAGCACCATTGGTGAACATCCAGATATAGTCTGACTGATGAACCACCAGCGTTTCAATCTCTGCACCACCCGCCAGGACCGTTCCGGTGTCGTAGTTGCCACCGGCATCGATCATGCTTGTTCCGTTGTGGATGTGGGTGTGCTGAGAAGACGTGTTATTGTTGTAGTTGGAACCGAAACGCTCGAAATCGTCCACCTCATAGTGTGGTTTAGATAAATCACCATTATAGCGGTCGCCGAGTCCCCACACGGCAGGGAAGTCATACGCCCCGGCGGAATTGAGCGTAAAACGCACGCGGCGCGCATACGGAACGCCGATCTTCATGCTCTGCGTTGTCGAGACTAGCGACGACAGGAACGGCGCCTGCCCGGCCACCTGGTTCAGCGAGGCTCTAACAAGCGGGTATTGATCCGAGCCCTTGAGCACCAATCCGCTTGCGGTGATGTCGATCATTCCAAGCGGAGGAAATGTCGGGTCGATGGCCTGCCAGTTGTAGTTCGGGTTGATGAATGCACCATAGCCGAAATCGCCGTAGGCGTTCTGCGAGGTCATGTAGTGCAGACCGTTCGGCGCCCAAGTACCTTTTGCTGAGGGGTCGTTATAGCCGGTCGTATTGCCGCTATAGTACCCCCCGGTTCGCAGTGACAAGCTCGCGAAATTGTCCTGCCACTTCGTCACCCAGCCATCGATCAGACTAGCACTATCATGCTCAATCGGATCGCGCTGCGTAAAGATAGGAGATATGCGACACTGTCCGGGGTACGTTAAGCCACAGAATGATCCTGACGGCGCATTCCAATTCGACACCATGACGCAGTTCGGATGCGAATAGAGCGACGCGTCAGCCGTTGGCCGGCTTATGATTATGAACCAATTGGGATCAAACGCACCATTCTGAAGGTTCTGGACTCTCGGATTAGGGAGGACGGTATCCCGCTTCCAAACACTATTCGCGAAATAAGCCCCAACGACCGAGTCAGCTCTCGCAGCCGTTTCAGTCGCAAACCGTAAAACATAATCGATCACGGAGACAGCGCTTGCAAAGCGGCGTTCGAGAGCGTGGTGCTACCCAGGACAAGCCGCTGGATGGCTCCGCTCCACGGCCTCGCGAGATCGGCGCGATTACCAAGATTGGTCGTGCCCGATGTGAAAGCAGCCGGCGTTCCAGAGACAACGGTACCCTGATTGAGCGATATCGCCATGGCTAACGCGCTCCATGTGCCTGACATCTGCAATGTCGTGCCGGCGGTATAGGCGTTTGCCGTCGTCACCGCATTGGCAGAATTCCGGTTCATGGCCCCCCGATTGGTTGCCGATCCGGAAATCTGGAATTGCGCCGCGCCTGAGTTGGTGTCGAGAAGGCGTGAAAGAATGTTGACGACTTGGTTCGGGCTGCTTGCCCGCATGGAAGCCCAGCCCGCCGTCTGGTTCACCCAAAGATTGTTCAGGGTGGTCCCGAGCGTAATGTTGTCAGCGGCTCGCGTGGCGGACACGCCAGCGGTAATGATCAGTGGTGTTCCAAACGTTCCCGACTCCAGTTGGAAGGCATTCAGAGAGCCCGTAACGGTGACAGTAATCGTTCCAGTGGCTGTACAGTTGATCGTGACCGGAGTGCCATTCGTTGCAGTTCCGGCACCCGTAATGGTCGCCGTACCCGCCGCGATTGCGGCTGAACCGCTGCCGTTTACCCAAAGGGTGTAATTGCCGGTTGCGGAAAGCGTGACGGTCTGAGTGGCAGGCACTGTCGAGTTCAGAAGAAGGTTCGTTGCGGCGCCATAGATGTTGAGGCCACCGGAGTTCAACGCCAGGGCGTCACTTCCGAACGTGTTGTAAGCCGCCCCGGAGGCAGAGGTCCAAAGAAGGTCCGTCTCGTTCGATGCCCGCGAAATCGCGATGAGGGTGGAAATTGACACCACACCAAGCCCGCTGACCCACGCCCTGTTGTTGGCGAAGTCCACATCAGCGCTGGCGCCGGACATAACCCATGCTGGCGTGCTGGCTGCCGCTCTCCCAAGGTGTGCGGCACCCTGTTTGCCGGTGCCTCGGCCCATCGAGCCCGGTTTTCCAAAAGCCATTGGATGGGCCTCCTTACGGGGCGGCGATGACAGAGATCGTGGCGCCGGGCTGAACGCCGAAGTATTCAGGCCCGAGCGCGGGCAGCAGGATCGCCGAAGTCGTCGCCGCGGTGCCATCACCCCTCACAGCACACTGCACCTCGCAGACCACGCGGATGTAGCGGGTCTGGCCACCGAATGCGGCGGACGTCTTGGCCGTACCGTCCGTGAGGTCAAGCGTCGACTGAAGGACAAGCGCTGGCAGCGGAGCCATTTGGCCAGCAGAGCCGCCGCTTGATGTTGCGGTCATGGCTCCGAACTCGGAAATCCAGACACGGGACGCGGCCAAAGACGGTGAAGCGGACAGCACAAAGAGTGCAGCCGCAAGAACGATCTTGCGAAGCATTGGTAGTCTCCAGTGGTGGGGTAACTCAGACTTTACAGGTCCGGCGGATTTGCCAGATTTGACGGATCGAAAGGCCCTGCTCTACAGCGAAAGCAATGGCGGCGACTTTGCCTCGTTCTGCGATGAGGCGGCGCACGTCCTCGCAGGTATATTGCTGCTGAGGCGCTGGCGTTGCCGGCCATGCCGGGCGGGTCATGAGGATGATCAGGGCGGCGCAGAGAAAGAATATCGCCACAACGGTCAGCACAAGGAACGCAGTAGCGCGTCGCTGTAGCGGCATCAGCTCGGCTTCCCCTTCAGCAGTTCGCGGATATCGTCTCTGATCTCGCTGACCGCGCTCTTGAAGTCGGCAGAAAGCCGCTCGATCGCGCGTTCGAAATCCGGAATCTTCACGTAGTTGTCGCGACCGTAGATCTCGACCTCGCGAAGCTTGTTCTCCACGGACGCGATTTTTTCCCGCATGGCGTGGCCGACCTCTCCGAAGTTGTGATCTTGGGTCTTCTGATCAGCTTCGAAGCGCTTTTCTAGATCGGTAATTTTATCAACGATCGAATCGCGCTCTTTCTTGATCTCTTCCCGAACGCCCGCGCGCATCTGCTCGACAGCGCGTCCGATCTTGAAGGCTCCCAAAATCCAAGTGCTCAGAAACCCAAAGGCGCCCAGCCCAATCGTCACCCATTGGTAAACCGTCATCCTGTCCCAGCTCCTAGCCGTCCGCCGCCGCTAGGAAGATTCCCAGCATGTTAACCTTTCCGAGCTAGGGTCCGTCCCAGCCTGTGCTATGGTTGCCGCCACAGCGCGGGTTAGAGCCGTCGCGACGTTTGCCGACGCCGCGGCGGCTTGCTTCATGCTTTCGGAAGACAGAGCTGACGATAAGTCAGCTCGTTCGCGAGCAGCCGCCTCTTCACGCCCGGCGACGCCACAATGGTTCCGTCGCCCTTCTGTAGAACCACCTGATTGTAGACCTGGCAGAAGCTATCGATCTGCTGAGGCGTGCAGCTACTTGGGTTCAAGGCCACGAAGCTCAGCATCAACGTCGTCATCAGAAAGCGCATTCACCCGCTCCAATATGGCTTTGCCGGCGGAGGTTTTCTTCAGGATCTCCGCAGACTGCTCCGCGATCGCCTTGTCATAGCCTTCGGAAACCAGCTCGCGCTCGCGAGCCCAAGTCATGATTGAGTTCACGAGTTTGAGGAGCGCGAGCGCGAGAGACAGCCAGCTCATTTCGTGACGTTACCCGGCGTGGCATTCACCAGCGACGCGGGCGCCGAAGGCTCAAGCTTGATCGAACTCACTTCCGGAAGAGCCGCCGCAGACGAGACGATGGCGGCCGGCGTCTTGTTGAAGAAGCCCCAGATGATGCCGCCGATGGCGATGATAGCGCCGACGATGTCGAGCATGACACCCTCGCTGATCCACCCCTTTGCCACGATGAAGCCGCCGCCAAACGTCAGTACGTGGCGCAGAATGCTAGCGATTTGTTCCCAATTCATAGTGAAGTGCTCCGTTGATGAAACGCGATGCCGTCGCGCGGCGGATTACTTGAGGGCAGCCCAGGTCATCGGGCCGCAGATTGCGTCTGCGACCAGCCCGTGAGCTGCTTGGAATTCTCGGACGGCCGCCTCTGTCATCGGGCCGAAGTCGCCGTCCACATCGATCTTCATCCCCTTGGCGAGGAGAAGCGTCTGCATGACCTTGACCTGGTCGCCCTTGGTACCCTTCCGTAAGGTCGGCGGCGGCGGCACATAGTCCGGCTGGATGACGGGGTCCACCTGCACCGCTGCGCTGATGTCCCAGTCTCTGGTGTCGTCGGCGAGCGAGCCCGACACGATCGAGACATGGCAATGATGGTCGTGCGGATTGGCCCCGCTGTACTTGCGCCAAACGCCCGGCTGCGGTCCTGCCGGCCCCGACCCGATGCGACGGTTCGAGATGACGTACTTGAGGCGCTTGTCCTGCTTTGCCAGCAGCATGTCCGCGAAGGCATAGCTATCGAAGCCACCCTTGGGGTCATGGGTGATGTCGATCGCGTGGACCACCCCTGCCCCGTCAGGGTTGTGATCCGAGACCCGCGCAGAATGCGAGGTATCCCCCACACTCCCGTCGCTATTTTTGCTGCGGTTTTGCCATTTTGCATTGACTTGTGAGCGCAGCTTTTCGAGCCCGCGAGCTAGGCGCCAAGACATTGTTTGCTCCATAGAAAAAGCCGCCCAAAGGCGGCGTTGCTCGATCAGCGGTTGTGGTGGTAGGGTCCCTCCCGGCTGGGAGGGAATCTTGCGGAACTTAATTTCTTTGGCGACTGCAGCTGTTTTGGTTTTGCTGCTGCAACCCGTCTACTTCTTCGCAATGGCGAACCTCGACCACATCATCTCAAAAGAGCGGACGTGGCAGCACATCAGAAGCGCTTTTGAATCTGGCGTCCTGGTCGATGCATCGCATCGCAATCAGCTCATCGCGGGCGGCGATCGATTTACCGACTGCTATGCTCTCGGCGAGGGCATGCAGCCGAACGTTGGCCCCCTCGAAGAAGGCATCATGGCGCCCCGCCCTGCCTCCGAGCGACACGCCTGCGATGACCTGAAACAGGCCGCCGCAGACCCAAGCAGCGTCAATTGGCAGAGATATGCGCGGTACTGGCACGGCTACAGGATCTATAGCGCTCCTCTTGCGTCGCTGATGCCGATCCTGCTCGTGAAACTCGTAAACCTCGCCGTTTTGGCCGGCGTCGCCGTCTTCTTCGTAACGCAAGCGGTTCGCCTGATCGGGGAACGGCCGACGATTTGGTTATGCGCGCCGGTTCTTTTCCTTTCAGATTTCGCCCGCATCTGGCACGTGACGCCACACACGGTCAGTACCGCAGTTATTGTCGGAGGCGCCGGCATATTCGCCAGAATGATCCGCAACAACTCATCAGACCGCGCGTTCATCGTGAGCGCAGCCGCTTTCGGCTCAGTGTTCAACTTCGTTGACTTCCTCGTCAATCCGCCATGGATGCCAATGCTGTTGGCATTTTTCCTTCTGGCGACGGGTAGGCGCACGAGCATCGCTCTGCTGTGCGTCGGATCTTGGTTCTCTGCTTACGCGGTGACTTGGGTAGCGAAGTGGTTCTTTGCCCATCTCGTAGACCCGTCGTTTGACATCGCGTCCGACGTCTTCGGCGCTGCCGCTTTCAGGATCGCAGGCGAATATGCGAAGGTATCGCACGCGCCACTTGCAGCGACATCCAAGGTTTTACTTAACGCCTTCCTGAGCTGGGGAGTTATCTTGTTCATCCCCGCCCTGATTTTCTTCAGGGTCAAATTGACACCTAAACTCGCGACGGCTTGGCCTGTTATGATCCCAATCGCGTGGTTCGAGATATTGAGCAACCACAGTCAGATACACGCAATATTTGTCTCACGTAGCGCGGCAGCCGCGGTCGGCGTTGCGCTTGCATCAGCCCAGCTTCTCGGAACGAGAATCACTGCCTCCCATAGCAGACAACATTCACAGATGCAGGGTCATACGTCGCAGGCGTCAAATTGAGCGTGAAGATGGGCTGTGCGCTCGTGGTTTTGCTCGTCTGCGAAGCCTTGAAGAAGCCGTTCGTACCCGAATCCTCAATTGATCCGATGCACAGGTAGTTGGTGTCGGCAAACGCCGTGCTGAAATTCAGCGTATAAGATCCGGCCCCAGCCCTAGACACGCTCGACACGTTGTAAGCCGTTCCCGTGATGGCGCCAGTCGATCCGGTAAACCGCACCCAAGCTTTCGATGCGCTATCATGGCTCTGCTGTTGCGACGGCGTCACCGCAGCATTGGTGCTGATCCCAGTCTGCTGATCCGACTTCGACGCAGGCGAGACCCCTTGAACCACGGTCGACGACGTCCAGACAGCGAACTGCCCGGACGTAGGCGTGCCACTTGTCGAGACATTGCCGCCGCCGGCTGGCGTCGCCCAAGTGCCGTCCCCGCGCCAAAACGTAGACGAAGATGCAGACGTGCCGGAGTTCAGGTTTGAAACCGGAAGGTTGCCGGTGACGCCAGTTGAGAGAGGTAGCCCTGTGGCGTTTGTCAATGTCGCAGACGCTGGAGTGCCCAAAGCGCCGCCAACAAAATACGCGGCGCCAGTGCCAACCCCGTCCGTGAGACAACCCCTCAGGTTTGCGCTTGAAGGCGTACCGAGAAACGTCGCACAGCCGGTCCCGAGACCAGAGACACCAGACGTGATCGGCAAACCCGTCGCATTCGTGAGGACGCCGGCCGAAGGCGTTCCAAGGTCGCCGCCTTGGAAGTAAGCCGCTCCCGTGCCGGTTTCGTCAGTCAGCGCAGCGCGGAGGTTGGCGCTCGACGGCGTCGCGAGCCAAGTGGCAACACCCGTTCCCATGCCAGTGATGCTGCCCACCGCTGGCGTGCATGTCGTAGCAGATGCCGCGGTAATGAGCCCCTTGCCGTTCGTCGTGAACGAGACGCACTGAGTTGCCGATCCGAACGAGCCGACATTGGAATTGACCGTCGCCAGCGTCAGCGCGCCAGTCGCAGCAAGCGTAGCGTCGCCCGAGACGGTTTTTGCCTGCGGGTCGGCTCCGGTCTGGCCAATTGGGATTTGCGTGTTGCCAAGCAGCAGAGAGCCATACCCCTGAACGCCAGGGCCCTTGCCGATTGCAAAGGCGTGGTTCGTGACAGAACCTGCGTTCTGCGCATGAGCCGAGGCATAAAAAAAGCTCGCCAGGGCGAGCGCAATAAGCAGCCTGTGGGAGTATTTCATACGGCGTATCCAGTCCCGGAAATCGGATCGAGCACGACACTCGCGCCATCTGCTGCGAGCACCCAGCTTGTAAGGTTGCCTTGAAACTTGTCCGACCCAGAAAGCGCAATCGTGATGTTGTTGGTCGCGGCATCCCCCTTCCAATCAACGATCTTGGCCGGACAAGTCTTGACTGAAGACAAGGGCATGTTGAGAGTGATCGCAGCGCCAACAGTCTGATTGACCTTCACGATGCCGGCGTTTGGCAGCACATCCACCGGACCGGCTGACGTGATCTCCTGAACAATCCCGGTTGTTCCAGAGACCAACGCGGATAAAGTTGTGACCTTGTATGAGCCGCTACTTGCGTCCAGCACGGCAACGTAAGTGTTTGCTGGGTCAGAAAACGCAGTGGGGTCGAGGACAGTGTAATCAATCCCAAAGGTACAGGTGCCGTTGGCTTTAGCGACACTTAGGAAGTTCTCAACGGCAATGTTGGCCGGGAAGCGAACATCCATCTTCCCCTTGATGACTGGACGCTGGAGAACCTTGACCTTCAGGATAGGCACGGTCATAGGCGCGCAACTCCGGAGATGATCGCCAGAGATCCGGTAAACAGCGAGACAATCTCGTCATTGAGCGAGTAGACGCCGCCGATCTGGTACGTCCCGGGGCACAGGCCCGCCATCGTGGCGGCCGGGATGTCCATCTCGAAAATTCCTGTGCTGACGATGGAGATCAGCCCATTCTCGGTGGTCGCCTCGATCTTCTGGCAGCCATCGAAATCGCGCACCTCAACCTCGATCGTTGCGCCCGTGAAGTCGATCAGGTCGCCTGTTTCGGCGTCCGTGAACTGGAATTGCGTCTTCCAGTCCGCATTGTTAGTTGTGCTTGAGCTGAGCGTGATCGACATCGGCCGCGCTCAAAGCTTGATATAGGTGGTCATGAGGATGGTCGGCTGCACGCGTGAGAACGGAGCGCTTGTTCCGCCTTGCGCCGTGCCGGTGAAGGATTGAGCTGCCAGCGTAACGGTACTGCCCAATCCTGACGCTGCGATCGTGGAGACACCAAAACTACTGCCGGTGACGTTATAGTTGCTGCCCGCAGTGTATGTGAAGCTCAATTGCGGACCAACGGAGCCAGACGGTGTATATGGCGGCAGGTTACTATTTACCAGAGTATAAGACTCGCTGGCGCCGGCATTTCCAAGAGTAGTCCCCGCAACACCAAGCCCGACGCTCGTAAGACGCCCTGCGGCCGAATTGCCCATGTCGTCAAGGCCGGCGATCACGCGACCGCGGCAATCAGGAAGCGTCAGCGTTTTATTGGCGGACCAGTCTGCGTTCGCAGAAGCACCGCGCCCTCCGGACACCGAAAGGTTGCTGTCGACGCCCCAAAGGAATTCGAACAGAGCTTGGGCGTCTGCATTGGCCCGCTCCGTCGCTCCAGACGATGCCGACCCGATAGTTCGCCCGTTGCAGCGCACGAACCCAGTAAGGACGCCAGTATTGTAGACCAGCTTGAAATCGCCAGTGGCGAGAACGGTCGTGGCATCGACGGTGCCTCCCCCGCCCCCGCCGCCTGACGGGCCAACTACGAGCAGGTTATCTGCGACCAACTGCTGAACGCCGGCCGAGTTCGTCAGGCGGATCTTGATCGAGCCATCGGCGCAGAAGAGCTGCGGAACGCGTCCTGCCGAGTCCAGTGTGATCGGGTTCGGCCACGCGATGGTGAGGCCCGAATCCTGATAGCAGTTCTGCGGGGTGCTGGTCGTGCCGGCCTGGATCAGGTAGAGTTTGCCCCCGTTCAGCGGGTTGCCCAGGCTGTCAAGCTGCTGGGACATGCTGATGCCGGGGAGCGTGCCAGCGGCCATCACGGGCGCGGAAACGAGCGAGAGCAGCCCCGCAAGGAGCAAGAGGCGTTTGAGCATTAGAAGGCCTGTGCTGTTGATGGTTCTGGTTGGCGTGTTTCTACTGGCCTGGTGGCCGTGGAACGTCTGGCTGGTCTTCGGCGCGGCTTACGCCAGCCGCTTGAAGCGCGGGAACGCCACCGGCCTGTTCCCCGCCGATGCGGGCGATGCCCTGATCAGCGCGACGCAGCGCGTTAAAGAGGGATTGATTGCGGACGACCGTATTGATCCCCCGCGTGATCGTGCGTGGGTCATTCGAGACCAGCATTTCAGCGACGCGACGGGACAGGCGTTCGTTGATCGCGTTGCGGCCGCGCGCGGCGCCATACACCAGCGCGGCATTCACGACGGCGACCGGATCAGTAAACGGGTTGATCCCGCCGCCTGAGAAGCCGTAGGCGCCGCCGGCAAGTCCGAGCTCTGCCAACTGTCGTGCTGTGGTCGAATTGCCCTGCACGGCGTTCCGCGCGAGATCCATGATGCCTTCGACCCGAAGGCCCGCTTCCAGCTCGGCCGCGCGCTGCTGACCGATGGCTATGTGCAGCTTTTCGCGAGCGGCGGGAGATGCCGCAATCTGGTTCAGGATGTTGCGGCGGTCTCCAACCTGGTTCAGCGTCTCGATGAAGCGGGAAACAAAGCCGTCCTGGAATAGCTGCCGCTCCTGCGGAGACATTTGCGAAAGCGCGCGTCGCGCCTCCGCAGAGGTCATGTTCTTGCCGACAAAGTTCTGTCCTGCCTCAAGGGCGTTCTCGGCGTCGAAAAAACGGGAAGCCCCCGCGCGCGCCGCCTGATAGGAGGGAACGGCGCGGTCGAGTTCTGTCCGCAGGCTTCGCGCTAGATCACCCAGAACCTGGGCCTCTCCGTTGCGTCCCGAACGGCCCGCTGCGTTGGCCGCATCATCTAGTTCTTTCTTGGCGGCATCCCAAAATGCAAGGTTCGGATAGGTCGGGGTCCCATTGGGACCGCGGGTAAACCGCACAACGCCGTTTTCAACCGTCACGCCCTGCCGCATGGCGCCCATGCCCTGCGTGATCGCCCTATCCTTGCCGCTGGTGGCTGCGCGCCGCATCGCCTCAACGACGGCCGGACTTCCCATGAGACGGTCAAGTTCCGGCGACATGATTTCCCGGTCACCCTCGCGCATGGCGCGGCCATAGTTGGCGCGATTGACCGTCCGCTGCACCTGGCTCATGGCCTCTTGCTGTGCGGCCGCATCTGGATAGTGAAAAGTCTGCCGCAACCAATCGACAACCCGCCCGCTTTGACCTTCGTAGCGGTCGTTGATCGCCCGGCTCATCACCGCACGGCCTTCCGGTGATGTGTTGGCAGCCGAGCGTGCCAGCGCTCGCGTCGTCTCGCCGCCGATGTCCATGATCGTGGCAGGGCCGCCGCTTTGGACACTGGCCGCGAATTCGTTTGGGGTCAGTCGGCCGGTAGCCTCCGGGTCCATAGCTCGGTCTCGTTCGAGCGCAGTCACCACCCTCCGGGCCGCCTCATCGTCGACGTTGCGGATGCCGCGGACCGCGTTCGCCACCGGCTGGACAACGGCGCGCGCGCCGCGCACCACACCCTCGATCACGGCCGGCGCAGCCCCGCCCAGCGCGCCGCCAACCGCAGCGCCTGTCGCGGCGCGGGATGCACTGTCAACGAATCCCTGCCCTTCGCCAGCGCCAGCAGCGCCGCCTAGGGCCGCTCCTGTCCCGGCGCCGATCGCCATGCGCCCGCCAAGAGTTGCTGCACGAGCGCCCGCCCCTACGGGCAGGATCACCGCCCCGCCGATGTTGCCAACCGTCGAGGCGATCGGATGCTGCTCTTCGGCTGTCTGGTTCAGCTCGCGCTCGCGCTTGACCGCATCGTCGTACCGTTTCTTGGCCTCTGCATCCCCGGACCAGTATTTGAGTGCGCCTGTGACCAGCCGGCTAAGGCTTGCCGGATCGTCAGGATTGGCGCCAGATGCCTCGATCAGGCCGCGGATTTCATCGCCGAAATTGGCCGTGAAGCCCTGCGCCACGCCGCGCGCGGTCGCATCCAGCGCGCCGCGGTCGGGCTTCGTTGACCCTCCCACAGTCGCCCGTGATGGCGCGTCAGATGCAGGCGAGACGTAGATCCTGTCTACCTTTGCCGTCGCCTCCTGAGCCAGCGGCGCCGCTTCCCACCAATTCGCACCGGCCGATGGCCCTTTTGGCGCCTCAGCGAGAGGCGCAGTATCCCACCAATTTGCCATCAGGGCTTGACCCGCTGGGTGCCATCAGGGGCAGTAAAGACAGACCCAGACGGAAGAGCCTCGTACTGCTGCTGCGTGATCCCCTGCGACTGCGCGACGGGCGCGCGCGTCATGCTGCCCTGCGGCTTGTAGAACTGGCCGCCACGAAGCTCAGCCGCCCGCTGTTCATTGAACCTCAGGCGGTTCTCGGCTGCGGCGCGAGCGCGCGCAAAGATTTCCTTGCGGACTTCATGCGGCTGGCTTGATGCACCCTGGATGTCGAGCAGGATCTTGCGCTCGCCTTCGGTCGGCGCACCGCCAAAGATCGCCTTGAGTTGCGAAAGCGCGTTGCTCGTCACTTCGTTGTCGAGCTGGGTAGTGGCGATGCCACGCTTGCCAATGTCGCTGCTTTCGCCAAGGAATGACGCGGCGTAACCGATCTTACTGGCGCCGGGGCCAGATAGCGCCTTTTCGGAGAGCTTCACGGCACGATCAAGGGACCCGATCGCCGTCTTCGCTGCCAGCACTCCTTCGTCGGCCTCCAAAATGGCTTTCTTGTCCGTCGCCGTGAGCGGCTGGGCGTCCTCCCGCGGCATCTTTCCCGTCAAAACGAACGACTGGAAGCCTGGCGATGAAGGATCGAGGCCATTTGACAAAGCAGCTTGCTTTCGCTGGTCAATTGCCGTCTGGAACGACGTATCGGCCTCGGGCAGCCTGCCGGTGAGAATGTACGACTTGCCTTGCGGCGTCGTTGGATCAATACCGTTTGCGCGGGCGACCGCGGCGCGCTCGCTGGCGGTTTCCTCAAGGCCGCGATCGGCACGATTTGCCGCGCGCTCCTGCAGCCTGTAGGAGCGATCTGCATTCTGCTGCGCTCGCGCGGCCTCTTCCCGACGCCACACATCGTCAGCGGTCCTGTTTTTCAGGCTGAGCCCGAGCTGAGCCAGCGACATATCTCCGGACCGAATGAGGGCGTCAGCATCGGCCGCCCCACCCTGCCCAAGGCTCGCCAACGTCTGCCGGCGCAAGGCATCTTGACGGCCCTGCTGGTAGAGCTGTCCGAGGTTGCCGAGGGTCGAGAAATCGATCTGCGGAACGGTCAGTTCAGCCATTGAACAACCTCACGAGAACGGAGTCGGACCGCCGGGGCCGCCGAGATTGATGCCTCCGCCGCCGCCGAGCAAAGAAGTGCCGCCAGACAGGGCCCCGACGCCCAGTTTGGCGAGGTTCAGGCCGAGCCCCCACAGGTTGCCAGAGCCGGCCATCTCCGCATTCGCGGCCTGCGTGTTCTGGTTGGTGATGCCGTTGGTCGTGGTCGTGCCCAGATTGGCGAGGTTGCTTGCGGTCGTCGTGTAGACCGGCGCCTTTGAGGCAATCGCACCGGCCTGACCGCTGGTCGCGGAAAGCTCGGGCGAGACGTAGCCGCTCAGCCGATCTAGCCAAGAGCCGTATTCCTGATTGGCCATATTGCCGGCACGATCGGATAGCGCGGCCAGCGTGTTGCCACCGGCAGCAACACCCGTCGCAGCGGCCTTGCGGTTGATGGCGTCGAGCGCCTGGTCGACCGCGAACTGATAACCGGGCCCCGCCTGAAATGCCTGCGTTGCCCGCGTATTGCCGTCCGCGCCGTTCACCCCGAGCGCATCGAGCGCGAGAGAAGTTGCGCCGCCATACTTCTTGGCGAGGTCGCCGTAGAGGCCCGCCGACGTGTCAAGCGCTCCAAGAGCGCCGGTCTGCCCCGCAGTGAGATCAGCGCGACCAGCCGCGAGATTATCCTGAAGCAGCTTCTTGTTGGCTTCCGCCGCCTTCTTGGCGGGATCGCCGGTGAAGATATCGAACAGGCCCATCAGGTGGCTCCGCTAGGTATTGTCGGTGCCGGGCGTCCATTGCCCAGTCGAAGAAACATATTTGAGCACCTGACCATTGGTCGGGTCGGTCTTCGAGACCGGCTGCGTCAGTGTCCGCTCCCACATGTTCTGGAGCAGTTCGGCGAAATACTGTGTCGGCGTCCCGTCCGGGTTCATCCACCTGAAGGCGGGCTCTACTGGTTTTCTCATGCAGCCCTCTGGGTTGCGAATACGGAGCCGGACATCAGGCCGAAGTGACCCGGAGACGACATGCGGACCTTGAAGATGTAGCCCTGCCGGCCCGCCGCTTTGATCTGGTTGATGCGTACCCGCGTCTTGCCTTCGGACTGCCGGCCGAGCTTGCGCACGCGGGGATAGGTGAAGGTCTGGCCACCGTCGACCGAATAGGAAATCTCCACGTCCGGATCCGTCGCGATCGGGTCCTCGCCTTCGGCGTCACCGACGCCCACCGCGAAGTCGAAATGAGCCGAGATCGCCGATACACGCTGCGGGAAGGCCTGAACTGGCGCGCTCCAAACCTCGCACACCAGCGGGTTGTCGATTTCCTTGTGCGAGGCGCTGGTGATATGCTGAACGTTGCCGGTCAGCGTATCGCCACAAAGCCACTTGCCGAACGAGTAGAACGGCTGCGTGATCCGGCTGCGGGCGATCAGGTAGGACGGCCGCTCATTCCACTTCTTGGTGTTCAGGTTGAACACCCAAGTCCAACTTGAGCATGAGACCTGGATGAAGGCGTTGCCGCGCGAGATGTAGGATCCCATCTCGATATCGGTCTTGTCCGAAACGGCCTCGATCAGTGCGTCCAGGTCAGGCGTTGAAATTTTCACGGGAACGTTGGTATCGATGACGTGCACGCCGTTGTCACCGCCGACGATCGCAAGCCCCTTCGTGAAATTGTCCTCAAAGCCCGTGATGCAGTAGGGCCCGGCAATGCCGATCGGGATCACGTCCGCCCGGGTGAACGGAAATGGCGATAGCCCCTGATCCACCCAAATTTCGATGGTCTGTGGCCCCGCGAGATATAGCCGGCCGCCCCACGGAACTCCCCGGATCAGCCCGTCAGGCTTGGACTCCGCGGTACCAAACGACAGAGCATTGACTGCGGTCGAGTTCAGGTCAGTGGCAAAAGCCCGGCCGTTGCCGGTCGTGAACACGCCATAACCGTCGATCGAGCACGTCGAGTTCACTGCCGGCAGATCGGCATCAGGCCAAGAGTTCGTGACGGTCGTAGGCGTAAACACGGCGATGTTGCCGTCCGGATCCACGAACCACTTGTCCGGTGTTGCCGCATTGTTACGCGCGAAGAAGCCCTTCTTGGTGCCGTTCAGATTTCCGACGTTCGTTGACGCGCCGCCAGCGCTGGTGAACTTCTCCAGCTTCGTTGCGAAGCCGCAATACAGCGTCCCATCGATCTCGATAGCGCCCCGGAAGCCTGTCCGGCTGGTCGTGCCCCAATTCGTCAGCCCCGGCGCGCGGTGCCGCACAGCGCCGGCCCGGCCACCCTCTCCGATCGGCTCGGCGTAACAGCCGTATAGCCGCCCCGCGCCTTCGGATGCCCGCAAGCCCGGGAAATGCGAGGTCGGGAAGACGATATCAGCCATCAGTAATATTCGCCCCGAAGCGGCTCATAGGTCGGCTTGGTCGCGAGGATCTTGCGCAGTTCGGCTTCATCCGCCTGCTTGGCTTCCTCATTGATCGGAGAGCCGAAGTCGGGCCCGGCAGCATTCGCAAGCAGACGCGCCACTGGCAAGAAAACCTCAACGTCGATGGCCTCACTGTCCGCGATGTAGACGATGTCCTCGGCCGCGAGCTGAGCGAGCAAGGGATCGATCAGGTCATCCAGCGTGGCGTCGTCTTCCGTCGACAGCGCTTCGCCAGGCTCGATCAAGGCGAGCAGTTTGCCCGCGCGCTGTTTGAGCTGGGTCCTGGTTTTGACCAGATCAACCATCGGTCGCCCTCAGAAAGGAAAAGAGGGCCCGAAGGCCCTCTCATGTCCCGCTTAGCTACGAGGATACTGCGTGACGAAGTTCACGATCACGTAGGCCTCGCCGGCCGTTGCGTCCGCGACGGACTGTGCCGGCGTGGCAGTGACCGTCGTCTCCACCGATTGCATGATGTTGGTGGTCGCAGCGAGCTCGTCGAGAGCCAAGAAGCCAACTGCTGCCAGCGTCAGGTCGGTGGCATAGGCGTCATCGTCCGTGGTGGAGCCGATGAAACCAACATCGAGCAGGTCGGTGCCCGAAGAGTTGAAGGCGGTGACGACATGAACGCCGCCGCCGACCACATGAGAGTAAGGCGGCATCTTGCCGACCGTGACCGCGGATCCGAAGTTCGCGTAGGTGATCTTCTTCACCATGGTCTGAACGACGCCGTAGCTGATCTCCTTCGCGGGGACCTGGTTGTTGAGAGTGCCAGTCATGGCAATTTCCCTTTCAGAGGATTGAATTGGAAAGGGGAGCCGTCAGGCTCCCCCGGGGTTGTCATGCTGGCGATCAGTCGGCGGCCGATGCGAAGAAGCCGGTGGCAACACCCCACTGCACGAGCTTGGTGTTGTTGACCGACTTCGAGAACATCTTGCCGACGCCGTAGGCAGCCTCGATGCCGACGCCCTTGATCATGCCGTAGTCGTCTTCCTTGCGGAACGTCGGGCGGGCCATCTGGCCGATTGCCATATAGGCCGCCTGCTGACCGCAGAGGAACACAGGCTCGACACGAGCAGACGAAGCGCCGGCCGTGAGCAGCGTGGTCCACACGTTGGTCACGAAGGCCGAGATTTCCGGGACTTCGCGGACGATGACGCCATCATAGATCTGGTCGCCGTCCTGGAAGATCGGGTTCTTGTCCATGCCGTTGCCCTCGCGGGGCCGGGCATCCTTGTTCACGGTCTGAAGGTCGAGCTTCAGATCGCGGAAGGTGTTCGTGCCGGCAAACGCCACGAAGTATTCGCGCCCGTCGCCCAGCTTGTAAGGCCGGATCTTCGGGTTGGCGTTGCGCGCCACGCGCTTGAGCAACGACAGGTTCGCAGCGGTGAACTTGTCGTTGGTCGAGTCGACGTTGGCGAGCGCCGTCGAGTGGGTCGCGTTGTAGTTGGCGGTCGAGTTGCCGTACAGCACGCGGTCGGAGTTGTCCGAGTTCCAGGTGTTGCGCTGGGCCGCGGTCGCGTCCTCGTAGCGGATGCCGTTGACGGTATCGCCGACATCGCTGCCGAGGTTGGCCGGCGGCGATTCCGAGGGGAGCGCCATGAAGGCGGCGATCAGCTCGTCCCGCTTGGCCTCGTTCATCCAGTCGGAAAGCAGCGGCTTGGCCTCGCCGAAGATGTCGGCCGAGTCCTTGTGCTGGTCCGCCTTGGTGGTGGCGACGGCATTGCGCTTCCAGTCGATCCAGGCGCGCTGACCGTAGTTGTCGATCTTCTCCTCGTTGCCGACGAGAGTACCGACGCCACGGCCCTGCCCCTGGAGGCGACGGACGAGCGGAATGTTCATCTGCTCGCCGCCGTTGACGCCTTCGAGATCGGTCCGGATCCGGATGATCGCGTTGAGGCTTTCGCTCTGGTACGGGGAAAACGCGTTGCCCCGGACCCACTCACGGTTGATTTCGGTGGTATACTTGACGAGCTTGTTGTTGCTCGAAACGTTGGTGACGGCCATTGCCTTTGCCCTTTCGCGCCGTCATCCGCCCAAAGAAAAACCCGCCTTTCGGCGGGCTGTTTTCGTCAGGTTCGGAATGTCCTAGCGCAATGATGCTGCGAGGAGTGACGCGTTGCTCATGTCGCCGGACTCCTCGTTGCCCGCTCGGGCTCCGGGAGACCGCCTGAGGTTCGGCGGCACTTGGATTTGGGACTGTCCCTGAGGCTGGTTCTGGCCCTGTAACGAACCCTGGATCTTCTGCATGATCTCGGCTGCGAACTTCGGGTCCGAGGCCAGGCGCTCTTCGAGCGTCTTGCCGAACCAGGCGTTCGGATCGCTGCCGATCTGACTGAACAGGCTGTTCTTCTGGTGCTCCGCAACGATTTCCCCAAACGGGTCCATCGACTGCATGGCGCGCTGGTAGACTGCCGCACGGACGGGATCACGCTGCTGCATGCCCTCCGCAAGCCAGTTGTAGGCCGCCTGCACCTTCTCTTGCCCATGCTCGCGGATGGCTTCCTTCCGTGAGTAGAACTCGCGGAGCTGGCCGATCTCGCTCTTGATGGGGTCGACTGCCTGCTGGACACCGTGTTGCAGGAACCCATCCGGGTTCTCGAACACGTCGGGCGCTTTCGGCTGCTCGGCCTTGGGCAACTGCGAGCGGATCGCCTGCAATTCCCTCTGCCATTGCGCCTGGGCTTCTTGGAAACGGCGCTCGGCCGCTTCACGAGCCTCGCGCTCTTCCCGCAGCCGGCCGGACGGCACGAAGCCTTCCCGCTGCTGCTGAGCCTGCTGGGCTTCCTGTTGCTGCTCTTGGGCCATCTCGGCCTGTTTGGCGGCAAACCTGCCCTGCTCGTCTCTGGGCTGTCCATCCTGCTGCTGCTCAGCCGCAGGCGCTTCCGCCTCGTGCTGTTCAACAGGGGTCTCAGTCATCGCAGAACTTAAAAGATCCTCGTTGTTCAGGTCCATGTTTTCCTCAAGCCGCCGTATCGTGGCGCGACGTATGCCGGCATATCGCTGCCAGCGTGCGTGATTGTCCGGTGTTTCGTCCCGGTCTTACGAACTCGTCTGCTGAGCCGCGATTCTGCGATCCTCAGCACGATCCCTGATGCCCTACTCGAAATCGGCCCGGGCAAGGCTTGCTTCGTGCGCGGCTTTTGCCGGCGCCAGCATGGCCTCGGTGCGAGCTTTCATGGCCGCGGCGTCCTTCTGCCGGGCCGCTGCCTCGGTGTCGGCGATGTCCGCGAGCGCCTGAGCGTTCTGGATCTCGGGCGGAAGCTCGTAAGTCGCTGGCTGTCCGGGCTGCTCCATGCCGGTCTCGCGGGCCTTGGCGAAGTTGAGGACGGCCTTGGACTGGCGCTCCTGAACTTGGGCTTCCTTGTCGGCCAATTCTGCTGCCGCCGCGCGCTGCTGCATCGGATCGGGCTGCTGCGGCTGCGAAGCCTGTCGGAATTGCTTCTTGGCGTCGGACGGCAGCGAGGACGAGTCCACAAGCAGCTTGACCGCGGCCTGGGCCTGCGGCGGCGTCAGCATCTGCGCGACGGCCGGGATGACCTGCTGCAAGGTCTCGTAGAGGTCTGCCTGCGAATTGACCGTGTCGGGGCCCTCGTCGAGGATGATGTCCACGTCGAGCGAGCCGAGAGCGTTGACCATCGTCGGAAAGCCGGTTCGCGGATCGATCCCCACGCCATTGATCTGGATGAAATGGGCCACGTCCTCGTTGTCGGTGACGCGGATCCAGCGCTCAGCCTTCCAGTAGCGGGAAACCGCGTTGAAGAATGCCCGATAGCAGCGCAGCTTCCAGCCGCGGTAACCGAGGATGTACGGCCCCAGCTCGGCCATGCCGGCTTGCTGAAGCAACTGGATAGCCCGGCCAGAGGTGTTCGTCAGGTCCCCGATCAGCGCCTGGTTCGGCCCGTAATTGTCGAGTTCCTGCTTGTCTTCGTCCAAGAGCTTGGCGAGGCCAGCGAAGTCGAAGGTCTGATCATCGGTCTTGATGCCGTCGTTGACCGTCTTGCCATTGACCACCACCACGCCGTCAGTGCGCGCCGCCTCGGTTCGGGTCCGTTCGATGTTGTCCACAGCACCCTTGGTGATGAACAGCCGCTTGGAGGCAAGCATGTGGTTCATCTTGGAGTGCTTGAAATTCAACGAGTCCTGCGTGTACTTCATGTTCCGAACGAGGCCATAACGGTCCCCGTCATGGTCCACGTTGCAGGCGAACATGATGTAGCGGCAGATCGTCTTCCCCTTCTCGTCGTAGAAGTAGGACTTGCCCTCCATCAGGCTGATCGTGCCGGTGAAGATGCCCCAGCACCATTCGCCGCGGTGCTTGTACCAGATCTCCACAATGCGGATGAGGCGCTTGCCACCCTCGAACGAGAACCACTTGCGCTCGCGATCGGGAAGGCTGGTGAACTCAGTGCTGTCCGAGCCGGCGCCGCGAAGCTCATCGGCATAATCTGGGAATAGATCGGCCGCGGTGTCAGTATCGAACCACTTACCCTCGCCCATGTAGCCGGCGTCTGAGAAGTCGGCACGATACGAGCGCGGGTCGTAGAAGAACGAATCCGGCTCGACCATGTCAAAGCCGACCTCGTTATCGCCCTGGTCGCCCTGCTCAAGCTCAAGCGCAATGCCGCCGATTCCGTCGATCGCGCTGTCCCGCGCAACCTCGGGCGAAATGGCCTTCCATTGCTGCTCATCGAGCACGTAGCGCAGGACTGCTGTGGCGAGGTCGGCGCCATCCTCCTGCTTGGGCGTGCGCGGGTAGGCCTTCGGATCCTGCCTCAGGCGCTCCAGCAGCCCAATCGTGCCGTCGATCTTCCGATTGATCCGGTTGCGGATCTGTGGCGGCTGCCGGCGCTTCTCCAGCACCTTGTACTGCTTATCGGTGAGCTGGGCGCCGTGATAGTAGCGCCGTGCGGTCTTCTGCTCCTCAATTTCGTCGGTCTTGGCCGCCAGATAGTCGAGATACGCCCGCTTCTTGCGCTCCAGGCCCCAATACTCGGCTTTGGGCTGCGCGCCAGTGCTGCCCGTCGACACAGTCGCGGGCGCGGTCGCGTATCCGGTTGCTTGCATCAGTAGGTTACCCAGTCGCTGTCATACGAGGGTGCCTCGTGCGCGGCATAGCCGGAACGGTTCGGCTTCTCGCGCTCGGCAGGTTTCTCGCCGTGAGCCATATGATCGAGGAGCTGACCGACAAGTCCAAGCGCATCGACCTGGTCGTCATGTTTTCCCGCAGGAAAGGAAAGAAGCTCGCTACGCAAACTGGAGTACCATGGGGCGGCAACAGGAACGTACAGTCCCTCAAGCGCCATGCGCCCACGGATCGACTGGGCACGCACAGCCTTGTCCCCGCGGGTAGGGAATTGTTCACGAGCGACAAAAGCGTTTCGTTCGCGCTGGCGTCGATCAAGAAACGGGCCAACGCCAGCCCTGATCTGTCCAGTTTCCTCAGCCCAGCCAATCGGCTTCCACGCCTTAACGAGATCGCAAAACGCTTCAATCCATTCATCTGCGCTTGCCTGCTTTCGCCAGAGGTCGAGCAGATACATGCGACCTTCGGGGTCGAGCCCGACCACCACATGCACGGTGTAGTCCCCGCCGTCAGCGGTAACGGCATAGTCCGAACCGCCATAGATGCGGAGCGTCTTCTTGTCCGGCGCCTTGTCGTACGGCTTAAGCCAATCGACCTTGAAGTAATCACCGTCGTCAGGCGCCGGGCTCTGCTGGTAGAGCGCCGACCATTCCCGCGGCCCGATTGCCGATCGGATACGGCCCAGAGCTTCGGCGTTATACCATTCCGGCCACAACGCCTTGCCGGCCTTATCAAGCGCCGGCAGTTCGAGAACTTCCCATGTGTCGCCGCCGGGCTGGTTCAGGAGCCGCCCGGCCAAATCGTCTTCGTGCCAGCGCGTCTGGATCAGGATCACAGCGCCGCCAGGCATCAACCGCGTGTAGGCGGTCGAGGTGTACCATTCCCAGACCCGCTGCCGTCGGATCTCGCTGTCTGCTTCCTCGCGGTCCTTGAGAGGATCGTCAATAAGCAGGATATGAGCGCCGCGACCAGTAACAGCCGTGCCAACACCCGCAGCAACGTAAGCCCCGCCCTGCTCTGTGTTCCAGCGCTCGGCCGCTCTGCTATCCTCCCGCAGCCGCGTATCGAACACCGCGCCATATTCAGGACTGGCGACGATGTTACGAACCTCTCGGCCGAAGTCAGAAGCCAGATCAGAGTTGTACGACGCCGCGATGATCTGCCGCGTTGGATTGCGACCAAGATACCACGCAGGAAAGCGCCTCGATGCCAGTTCGGACTTGCCATGGCGTGGCGGCATGAAAATAGCGAGGCGATCGATTTCGCCCCGCTCTACCGCTTCCAGCTTGTCCGCAATCAGCCTGTGATGCGCCGCGCTCGTGTAGGTGTCGTTCGTGTACTCAGTGAACGCGATCAGATTTTCGGCCGCGTCCATCCGCCTTAGCAGCTCCTGCGCTGCCCTTTGAGGCGTCATGGATGAACGAGACCAGTTCCTCGCGAGTCCAGTCTGCGGCATCTCGCTTATCGTCTATGGTTGCTTCAATGGTCTGTGTGGCCTTGCCCCAGCCGCGGTCGAGCAGTTCCTTGGCGGCTGCGACACGGGCAGATTCCGGCGCGTCGGTCTTGTTCATGATGCCGGCCAAGGTCTTCAGCGCGGCATCTGTGTGAGACCGCGCCAAAGATTTGATTTCGGTAGGGGTCTTAGCCATTTACTCGACTTTGGTTTTCAGGCCGCTGGCTGCTCGTCGGGGCGCTTCTTGAGCACATGCCGGCGCTCGTTCCGGACCCGCTCGTCTTCCTCGTGCTGCTCGCGGATTTGGCGCTGGCGCTCGTTGTAGGCCTCGGGATCGAGATGGGCGTCCAGGTGCTCGGTAAGCTTCTGGGCGATGGTCGTTGCTCCCGAGGGGCTGGCGTCGGGAAGCATGGCGATCAACTCACGCATGCGGCCGATGTGGTCGACGTTCTCGTACTCGCCGTCCGTGGTGGTGTTCTGCTCGGCCTGGTCGCGGACCTCGCCTTCCGGCATTTCGGGGGCATCGGTGGCGGCCGGCGTCGGCTGCTCGAACATCTTGGGTTCGGACTGAGCGTTCTGTTCGTTGCGTTCGGTATCCATGGCAAATCTCCGTTGAGGTTGCCGCTAAACGCGCGTGGAGGTGCTTTTGTTCAGGGGATGTATCGGCCGAAGTACGGCCGGAGCATTCGAACAAGGAAAAGCACCGCGATCAGCGCGACGATGATCCAGATGACCTTGACCACCATGGGCGGAAGCGCGACGCCCAGCGCGGAGAGAACCCACAGGACGAGGAAGACGCACAGGGCAATCAGGCAGATCGTCACGAGGAATTTGATCACAGCTTCAACCATAGTCGGCTCCAAATCTGTGATGCGTGGATGGACGAAGCAGCACGCCGCTTGCTCACAACGGGCCGAGGGGTGCGGTTCGGGTTGAACGGCGGCTGCTCCGAACTGGTTAGCCGAGCGCGCGGCCGATGCTCTGGATATAGTTTTCGAGCTCGGACAGTTTGGCGTGGGCTTCGTCGGCGGAATCGTTGAGGCGGTGCACGGCGCCAGAGGCTGCGGTCTCTCGAACTTTGGCCTGGTTGAGTCCGTTCACCGGTGTCATGGCTCCGATCTGAGACGCGACCATTGCAAGCCCCTCGACAGCCTTCGACAGTCGCTCGTTGAGAGCATCGAGCCGGCCCGCGGCGCTGTTCAGCGTGCGAGGCACCGGCGCAGTCTGAGCACCCACCAGACCACCTTGGTAGGCATTGGCCTGCATCTGCTCAAATCCGATTGCCTTCGCCATGTCTCTATCCACTTGAGCACCTTGCAAGGTTTGAGGAATGAAAAAGCCCCGGCTCTGGGGGACAGGAGCCGGGGCGTTGAGTCTAGGGAGGAAACGCCCAAGAAAGCGGACACAAGCCACCCGGCGGGTGAAACTATGTGACCGGCCGGGATGATGAATTACTGATTTGCCCGCGCCCGTCTTTTAAAATCTGAGAGCTATCCTTCGAATTTTTCAGCGCTCGAATCTTCTTCGCCCCCGCGCGCCAAGCGGCCTCGTACAGCGTATTCCCGGCTGAGCGTTCCAGCAGCTGGGCTGCGGCTTCCAGTGTGTCGTCATCGAACTTGGTCATGCCGCCCTCACATTGCTGACGTGCAATTCTCCGTAGCGGTTCTCGCCGACCAGCTTGAAGACGATGGTCTTCTCCCGACGCCCTTCCTTGGCTGTGATGATAGCGAGCTGGTTCGCGAATTCCCCCTCCATCAGCCGTATACGAGCTCCGATCGGGAACGACCCCTTCGTTTCATCCCATTCGCCGGCCATCTGCCGCAAGCGCATGCCCAGGACCCAGTCAGTGCAGAACGGCGCCGGCTCCAGACGCATCCCAAACCTGGTCTCTTGCCATGTTGAGAGGATGGATTCGACGCCGTTCACAGCGCGCACCGCGTAGAACGATTGGTCCTCGTTCTGAGGGTCTACCTCGACGAAGATGTATCGGCCGAATAGCGGCTTGTCCTTGGCCTTCTTGACGCGAGCATGACTTACCCAGCGCCTAACCTTGGGGTAGAATGTGCGGTAGCCGATCTCGTGCAGCCCTAGGGCGGCGCGCGCTTGGCAGTTCGGATTGGTGACGACGCAATACCAGCGGGAGGTCGGGCTTATCGGAAACTCCGACCGCCTCTCCTCAATCAGATTGACGAACTCAACCACCTCCCCGATCTTGTAAGTCACCGGCCGCCTGCTCTCTGTTGCCCCGTGCATTGCGTTGCTCCTCGAAGTAAGATTTCAACCATTCCCTCGACCGCTCCAGCCGCTCTTGCGCGTCCGTTCTGGTCGGCTGGCGGATGCCCGTGTCTGGGCCGGGCATGGCCGGGATAGGCCCTGTCATCGGCTTCGAAACGGGGATTCCCGTTTCGGCCTTTGGCGCCTCCCGCACCGAGCCGTCTGAGGGATCACGGATCATTGGATCCTCCTGCCGTCAGGGCTGATCCCATGCTTCGCAAGCAGCTCGGCCGGCGCCTGGCTGACATCTGCGACTGGCGCGTGGCGAGACCACTGCCCGGTCTTGGCGAAGATGGAAACCGCATCCTCGATCGCGATCTTGTCCGGCACGGTCGCTGAGAAGGCGACTGCGGCATGGTCAGACCAGCGCTGCTGATTCAGCCATGTGATCGCCTGCGGGATGAACCGCGTTCCCACGTCCCGCGCCTGATCGGTCGCCATCCGCTTGACGGCGGCAATCATCATCGCCGGGTCTACCCCGGTTTTGGCGAGGGCGTTGAATTTCTGCTCAGCAGGCTTGCGAGGGTTAGGCCCCTCTCGGCGGGGATACGCCTTCCAAAACTCCTCGAAAGCATTCGCGCCGGGTCGCGTCGCGTCAGCGACCGACCGAGCGTCTTCTTCCCCTTCCTCATCCCTATTCCCTCCTCCCTCCTCCATCTGCGGAGACATTTCTCCATTTTGGAGAAATTGATCTGGTTCAGGCTCGTCAGTTTCGGAAACGGGATAGGCTGAGGCCACATAATTTCGGATATCTGACGACTTGATCGGCCTATACTTCGGAGTTTTTGGCTTCTGGTATTTGCAAAAGTTGCGCACGGCGCCGAACGTCTTGCCGTCCTGCTGGAAGCGCTTCACCACATCAGCACGCTCAAGCTCGGCGAGCAGAGCCGGAACGTCGACGTTGTCCACCGGCATGATCCGCATCTTGATCGTGATCGGCTTCCAGTCGAAGACGCCCTGATCGTCAGACTCGGTCCATAGCCCGATCAGCAACACACGCGCGGCCATACTGAGGCCGGCGAATGCCTCGTCGGTGAAGATGCCAGGATGCACGGAGCGAATGCGGGCCATCAGTCGATTCCGAGCTTCCCGCGGTACAGATCGACCATGGCCTCGCGCGCGCGCCGCTTTTCGGCGTCCTCGCGTTGCACCTTCACGATCGCGCGCAGCGCCGGAACGTCGAAGCCGTTGCCCTTCGCCTCTGCATAGACATCTGCGATGTCGTCCGAGATCTGCTTTTTCTCGTCCATCAGCGTGTTGATGCGCGACACGATAGATTTAAGCTGGTTGTCGCCCGGCTCGGTCATCCGCGTTCTCCTGGTTCGATTTGAAGGGTACGCGGTGGAGACTGTTACGAAGCATAAGCGGGACGCCGTCGCTCAGGATGTTGCGCATGTGGTCGGGCCCGACCTCAATCTGAACATGATCATCCGAGCCGAAGAGCTGAAAGTTCATTACATATCGGCCGTCACCGGGGCTTGTGAGCCAAGCAAGTTTTGCGACACTCATGTCTCATCTCCCACGGCATTGCAGCCTTCTGCGGACTGCCGCACCAATTTCCAAATCCGGTCCTGCTCAGCGAGCCTTGCGGCGCCGTATATGTCGATCGTTGGCGGGTCGGCCGGCCGGAAACGAGGCCCACCGATATGCCTGAGCGGCGGCCGATGCATGACCACTGGAGTGTTGGCTGAGATCATGCCGCGCTCCGCTTCTCGTGCTTAAGCCGGCGCAGGTTCACGTCCTTGAGCATGTCTTCCAGCTCGCCACGGCGGATGCTGCGTGGCTTCTCCGCGTCGATCAGGGTCTTGAGGTGAGCGGCCTGGTGCTGGAGCGGCAAGCGCTTCATGCGCCTGACGATCTCGTGAATCGGCGTCTTCATCGAAGATGCTCCTCAATGCCGCGAACCCTGCGAGCGAGATCCGGATCGACCAGAAGGCGCTCGCGGATGATGTTGACGCCATGGTGGATCGTCGAATGGTCGCGATCGAATTTGCGGCCAATGCCAGGAAGAGACAGGAGCGTGTGCTCCTTGGACAGATAGTATGCCACTTGCCTCGGTAGCGTATGAGCCGGCTTTCGCGTGAAGGCGATCAGGTCGCGCATTGGCAAGCCGAACTCGCGGCATACGAGCTGCTGGATGCGGCGAACCATCATCGTCAGTGGTGCGAGGTCGTCCTCATCAAAGTCGGGGGGTATCGGCTCGCTGCGCCTCGGCTTCTCGTTGTGGAACCGAACGAGGCGAGTCAACAAAGCCTCGCTTGCCCTGACGTTCTTCTGCCGAACGCCTTCCTGATACCTCTTGAACTGCTGGCTCTCTTCCATCACTTCCCCCATCTACGCACGATCGCCCACGCGATCTTAATTTTGACGGCTATTTTGCTCGCCAAAGACTTCAACAACCGCATCGATCTCTCCCTTGATGAGTTTCAATCTCAACTCATCAGCACGGTTTTCCTGTTCGACGCGGCTACAAAGATTGTCGTAACTGGCCCTGATATTCTGGAACAAAGTTATGCGGGGCTCTTTGACCCCTTCCGACTTTCCAAGGAAAGCGCGCACCCATGAGGCGGATGCGCCGATTGTCTGAGCGACAACTTCGTAAGCCACCATGCGGGAGCCCGTGCGGCGCTCCTCTCGTTCGACCAGAGCGCCCAGGGCGCTGCGGGTGATGGACGTTAACGCGGCGGCACTCATTGCTTTTTTCCTCGCAAACTTTGACAGCACTTTAGAAACCCCTTCGTTCATGTTGCGCACATGACGAAGGACGCATTCGAACAAGACAACGATACTTGGACCCCGCTTGGCTTGGCGGCGGCGCGGGTCCTAGCGAATTGCACAGACGAGGAGCCAAACGGCAGCGACGATAAGGCCCCAGAGGAGAATACTGACCGGCAGCGCGAACATGAGCGCGCGGTGGAGATTGGATTGCGGAGGATCGAAACGTTCGAGCGGACTTACAGGGTGAGCCAAAATCGAACGAGAAGGTAATTGGATAACGTTTGCGGCGCGCGATTTGTATTGTGCTTCCGCGCTGCGAATGGCCGGCGGTTGATTGTTGCCCCCCGTAACCGCCGGCCATATTATTCCGAAACTGCGGCTCATGTTGCCGATCCAATTGCAGGAGAGATGCAATGGACATTATCGATCCGCACAACGCCCAAGAGATTTTCTTCGACCGGATTCACGACGTGAAGATCATCGACAGCATCGTGCGCGCCGCACTTATCAGTAGGCAGAACGATAGCGCTGTTGTGGTCGCGCGCCTTGCGCTTCCGCTCGCCGAATTGCCCGATGCGATTCAAGCGCTCGTCATTGCGCTGACGAACGCTGCGAGGGCCAGTCCACCGACGAACTGACCTCGCGACGCTCAGAAAATTACTTACAATTTGAACAACCTGTGACTGCCATGAAACGCCTGGCTGGAGTCTGCAATCTTCAGCGCATTCAAAATGAAATGAAGCGTCGCGACCACGAAACTTCAATGGCAGCCACTCACAGGTTGTGGTTATCTGCGCCTTCTTTTGAAGAAGGGGCGGTGTATGACCGACGAAGAACTGCTCGCAGAAGCAGCGAGCATGCCGACCGTTTATCTCGATGGGTTCGGCGCGTTCCGAAAAATCAATGGCGTTCTTCGTTGTGTCGGATACGTCATAGGAAACGGGGCGCAGCTGAATTTGATTGTCTCGTTGAGCGGCGCCGAGGCAGGATGCATCGAGGCGCAGCGCGTGCTCGAGGAGAAGCCTGCCATGAATTCTCTCGACGTGGCGAAGCTGAGACTGGCTCATTAAGCCGCCCCTTGCGCTTCTGGCAGATTCAGGAAGTCATTTGCCGTTACGGCGCCGCCCGTCTCGCGGATGATCGCCTCCATCCGCTCTTTCCCAGGCCACATGCGATCAGCGCAATATGCACTGATCATCTGAGGCGTGACGCCGATGCTGTCGGCGAACGCGGCCTTGCTCTTCTTGGAGCCATCAGAGTTGGGGATTTCGAACCAGTCGGCGAGCTTCATGGCTCACCTATAGCATGGCTATAATTATAGCGCAACCATAATTATAGCCCCACTTAATGGTGCGGCCGGCCCGGCGTGGTAATTTATAGTATGACCAAAAGGCCGACTCGCAAAAATCTAGTCACCCCCCGCTTTAAGGACGTCATTCGCCCGCCCCGACAGTTCTTCCGGGAGTGGCGGAAGTATCGCGGCATGACCCTAGAAGAAGCCGCACCTCAGGCAAACATGACGGCCGGAAACCTGTCAGCAATGGAGCGCGGGGCCCAAGGCTACACGCCTGAAGGCCTGGAGGCCCTTGCCAACGTCTACCGGACCAGTCCCGGCTGGCTCCTTGAGGTCAACCCGTTGGAGGATAAGCCGGGAATGCTATCGATCTGGGATCGCGCCAGCGATTCCGAGAAGGAAATGATCGTAAACCTGGCAAAGACCGTCGTTAAGGGGCGCACCGGAACTGACGGCTAGCTAGGCTGCGCAGAGGGGGCTAAATATGTCGATGACAATCAACGACGCGAAGATCGCAATCGGGATGATTGCCCGTGGCGATAAACAACACGACGTTGCGGCGTGGTTCGGGGAAAACCAGGCGCGCATCGCGGAGGCCGTTGGTGGTGCTTTCGGCACTTCGGAAGCCGCCCCCGCCTCGGAGCTTCCTCCCAAGGGATCGCCTGGCATTAAGGGGCGGCGCCTGCGGGCATTTGTGGATAAAGCCATTGCCGCGCTTGAGAGCGGTGATGCGGCCGCAGCGCTTGATCATTTGCGCGCCGGCGTGGATCGCTACGACAAGAACGAATAGTCGCTATCTAGCTCAAGTGCCTTCCTACACGGGGGAACCCACTTGAGAAGCGGCGGTCCGCTATAGGATTTTTCCCAGACAAGCCAAGCATACCCTGTGGCGGTCGACGCTCTGCGGTCAATCCTTCCCCGGACCATCGGCACGCGCTCCACAAATTGGCCAAAAGCTGACGGCGGCAATCTGGAAAAGATTGCGTCGTAACGCCCGGAACTCTCTAAAAAGACAGATCTTGCGAGGATGGCGACTCCCCTCCTCGCTACGGTCATCGCCCTAAGTACAAACTCCTCAGCCAATCGGAATGGCGGGTTCGTGATGACCCAATCGTGGGACGCCGCTTCATAAGGATAGCGGAGAAAATCGCGCACTGGCGCGAAGCCATAAGAGAAAGCATCCGCGGCCTCGACCGCCGCAAAGTATTCCGCCAATGGGCGAGCCATGTAGCCTCGGCCGCAAGCAGGCTCAAGACATGTTTGGCTGGCTAAATCGGCCTTTGGCAGCAGATGCTCGCATAGCGCCCTGGTGGCCCACGGCGGCGTCGGGAAATCGTCAGGGCTGTCACTAGCCTCGACGCGCCGCGCCATGACCGCATGAGACGTATTTTGCATCATCCGAAACTCGCTTGCCCTTGGTTAACATCAAGTTAAGCCCTCCGGATCGTGCCGGATAGGATGGTTCTAGCATGGCCGTAAAAAATTTTCTAGTTTTGCTATAATTATTGTTGCGCCATAATTATTGTGGTGCTATAAGTTTGCCTGTCAGCACGACGGGGAAACGACACATGGACCAAGTCCGCCGCCACTACTTCCCAGCCAACGACGAGGTCGTTTTCACGGGCCTCTGCCCGAACGGCGAGTACGGCGCCTACCTTGAGCGCGAGGACGGCCGCGTTCGTGGCTACGGCCACACCCGCCTCGCCGCTATCGCCGACATGGTCGAGCAGCTTGAAGTCGAGGGGGCGGCGTGATGGCCAAGACCTTCGATCCCAAGTGCTACGAACTCGCCATCGCCTTTCTGGCCGATGAGCCTGATCTGGATACCGAGGCCGCGCGCATCACGCTCGCCGCTGAAATCCAAGAGGCGATTGAGGCTGAGCTGTTCTTCATGCGCTCGACGCTCAAAGCCGCGAGGAACGCAGCATGATCCCCGAGAATCGCATCGATCTTTTCTGCGCGTGCCTCATCGCCTGCATGGGCACGTTCGCAATCGCGACGCTGGTGCTGCAATGACCAGCCAACAAGTCGCCGATCAGCTCCTCGCCCAATGGCAACTGCTCTGGCCGCTGCCGGCGGCCGAGCGCATCAAGCGGATCGATGAAATCCGCGCCGACCTGGAATTCGAAGAACAGCTTTCCGCCGTCTCGGTCGAGATGGCCAACCCGGAGTTCGCGTGATGACCGCCGCACTGCCCGCCGAAACCGTCAAGGAGCTTGGTCCGGTCTCCCGAGTGCCAGTTCAGACCGAGGCAACCGCCGTTATGAGCCTGATCGAGCGCGCGGCGCGCGATCCCAGTGTTGACATGGACAAGCTGGAACGGCTGATGCAGATGCAGGAGCGGATGGCGGCCAATCGCGCCAAGGTCGCCTTTGACGCCGCTCTCGCGGAGATGCAGCCAAAGCTTCCGGTGATCGACCGGAAAGGCCGCATCGAGGTCCGTGAAAAAGATAACCAGGGCAAGCGCACTGGCGCCCTCCAGCAGTCCACCCCCTACGCCTTGTGGGAGGACATCAACGAGGCGATCCGCCCAATCCTCGCTGAGCACGGCTTTTCGCTGACCTTCCGCCATGGCCGGTCCCCTGAGGGTCTTGTGACCGTCACCGGCATCCTTGCGCACCGCGAAGGGCACCGAGAAGAGGACACCTTTGTGCTCCAGCACGACAGCACCGGCAGCAAGAATGCCGTGCAGGCGGTCGGCTCCTCAAACAGCTACGGCAAGCGCTACACCGCAATCAACCTGCTCAATATCACCACGCGCGGGCAGGACGATGACGGCAAGGCTGCCGGCGCACCTGACACCATCAGCGAGGAGCAGATCGGAGACTTGACGGCTCTGATAGAGAGCGTCGGCGCCGACAAGACCCGCTTCCTCAAGTTCTTCAAGGTCGAGCAGTTGTCCGAGTTGCCGGCGAAGCGCTTCCATGAAGCCGTCACGATGCTCAACGCGAAATCGAGGGCTTGATCATGGCACCGCGCATCATCGAGTGCGAACAGGGATCGCCGGAGTGGTTCGCCGCCCGGCTCGGCATCCCCACCGCCAGCGAGTTCTCCACTGTCATGGCGAAGGGCAAGGACGGCGGCAAGAGCCTGACCCGCAAGACCTACATGCTGAAGCTGGCCGGCGAGATCCTGACCGGCGAACCCATGGAGACGTACACCAACGTTCACATGGAGCGCGGCAAGGAGCAGGAAGCCGAGGCCCGCGAGGCTTACGAGCTGATGCGCGACGTGGACACGCAACAAGTCGGGTTCATCGTAAACGGCCGGGCAGGCTGCTCGCCGGACTCCCTGATTGGGGAAGACGGCGGCTTGGAGATCAAGACGGCGCTGCCACACATCCAGGTCGAGCGTCTGCTGAAAGGCGATCTGCCGGCCGAGCACCGCGCTCAGGTGCAGGGCAATATGTGGGTGACGGATCGCAGGTGGTGGGACTTCGTTTCCTACTGCCCTCGCCTTCCGCTCCTGATCGTCCGCGTTCCGCGCGATGAAGGTTACATCGCAACGCTTGTCGGCGCCGTGAACGAGTTTAACGCCGAACTGGCGAACGTGGTTGACGCGATCCGCGCCGCTGGCGGCTTGGCCGATCAACTCAAGAGGAGCGCGGCATGAGCAGAGCATTGCTCACCCTCGACAGCACCGCCAAACGCGAGCAGGCGATCGACTGGATCCGCAGGGCGAAGACTGGCAGCCGCGTTGAGTTCAAGGGACCGGCCCGCTCGCTGGATCAGAACTCGCGTTTCTGGGCGATGCTGACCGACGTAGCTGTACAGGGCCGCATCAACGACCGCCGCTTCAACACTGAGCAGTGGAAGGACATGTTCATGGCCGCGTATGCCGAGGAGCGTGGCATCGAGATCAAGTATCTGCCCGCCCTCAACCGCGCCGGCATGATCCCCTGCGGTCGCTCATCCTCCGACCTCTCGGTGCATGAAATGTCCGAGCTGATGGAATGGATATCGGCTTGGGGCGCTGAGAACGGCATCAAGTTCCACGATCAAGAGGAGCTTGAGGAAGCATGTTGATCAATTCGAACGTGTCGAGCGCATCCCCCTGCCCCGCGCTCGATGCCAGCGGGGGCGATGCAGTGGTGATGCCTGCGTCGTCCCCGCGCAGGGAGTTCGCAGCATGAGGCTGGAGTTCAGCAAGCAGACCATGCGCGACGCTTACGAGCGGTCGGAGGGTTTGTGTGAGGGCATCTTGCCGAGCGGCGAACGATGCTGCGCCGAAGTCGAGCACAAGAAGCACTTCGACCACATCATTCCGGCGGCACTCGGCGGCGACAACAGCCTCACCAATTGCGCCGTGCTCTGCATCCCTTGCCACGGCAAGAAGACGCAGAAGATCGACGTTCCGATGATTGCGAAGGCGAAGCGCGTCGCGGACAAGCATCGTGGCATTCGCAAGCGCTCGCGCTTTCCAGGATCGCGCGACAGCAAGTTCAAGAAGAAGATCGATGGGAGCGTGGTGCTGCGATGAACGCTCCCATCCTCTGGCCGATCTTTCTTCTGGCGCTGCTGATCGTCAGCATCATCGGCGTGTTCATGACGGGAGACGCGCGCTGGCTCGTGCTGGCTGTGGTGCCGTGCATCGTGTTTGCGAAGTGGTTTCGGGTCTGAGTGAAGCATCTCAGGAGAATGAGAATGGATAAATCAATGGAACAGCCTTCTCCGCTCCCTTGGGAGCATGTTGCAGCGACCGATCATCACGGTGCATATGTCGTGAGCGCATCCGGCCTAGATGTCTGCGACCTATACGAGATGAGCAACCCGCGGTCCTATGCGGTCTGCAACGGCGGCGACTCCAAGCCCGTCCCGTTCATCGACATGGACGCCAACGCTCGGCTCATCGTTCGGGCGGTTAACAGCCATGACGCGCTGGTCAAAGCTTGCGAGGCCGCGCTCGAACACCTGTACGAGATCGCGGACAAGGACGAAGACCCCGACGAGTGGGATCTGACCAAGCAACTTGTCGCCGCCCTCGCCGCAGCCGCTGGCTGCCGCACCCAGCAGATGTGCTTCTAACTACAGGTGGAATTCAATGGTGACTGCAATTGGTGCCTTCTCAGGTCTACTTGGTGTTTGGCTGTACGCCTGGGATCACAACAGCGGCGCGGCCCCGCTGTTTCTTGTAGTTGGTCTCGCCTGCCTCGGCATCGGCGGTTATTTCAGCATTTAGAGATGAACGACGGCGCGCCGCACTGGTACATCACCAAAGACGGAGACAAGAGTTGTCTCGCCCTCTACGAAAGGCACTACAGCTGCTATGACTACAAGGACGGAAGAAAGCGCCTTCAGTTCGTCGGACCAGGAGAACACATTGTTCTTCGAACAGGCGACGCTGATGCCATGTTTGTCTGGCGAAAATTCATCGACGATAGCGGGCAGCAAGGCGTCAACTGCGCCGTCTTCCGAAACGAAAGCAAAATCAGATCGTCCGAGCTTATCCGACAGGCTGACGCCGTCGCTGATTTCTGCTGGCCTGGTGAGAGGCACTACACATACGTCAATTCGCAAGCGGTTAGGAGCAGCAATCCGGGATTCTGCTTTGTGGCCGCTGGATGGCGGCGCTGCGGAAAAACCCGGAACGGACTGCTGATCCTGGAGAAGTCGTCATGACCGAATTATTGCCGTGCCCGTTCTGCGGGATGCAGATGACACTACAGGGCGACTATACACACGAGACGGCGTGGAATTTCTACTGCCATGCCGACATCGACGATAGCACCTGCCTGCTCAAAGACCACCGTATCGACACTCAGCGGGACATGAAGACGCCTGACTACAATCAGGCTATCGCGTGGAATACACGGCGACCTGCTCAAGAGGTGCGCGCATTCTTGGAACGCATCGGAGGTCATGGCTACGGCGGCATGGCCGAGTATGAAGTCGCTTTGGATCAAGCACGCAGCCTGTCGCACATGGACGCAATAAGCGGGGGGTAGCCAATGAAGATTGCACTCTACATCGAGGACGGCTTGGAGCAGATCGTGCTCACGCCCGAAACGGACACAGAGAAGTCCATTCTCGGCAAGCTGCACGACGGCTCGCGGGATCTCCAGATAGCGCGCGGAGCGTTCTATGCCTGTCGTGGCGGTTGGACCCGTTTTAAGGCCGACCGGTACAGCCCATACGGCAGCCTCGATGAAGACGACAGCACCATGATCGTGCTGCGCCGCCAGGTCGTCTCACAGGGGGAAACTGATCGTGGCTGATCCTGTTCAGGCAATACTTGTTCTAGTCGGCGCCGTTTTCGCAGTTGGCTGCTGTGCCGCTGGCCTGACGTTCGCCGTCGCCATGGTCTGCCGATGGCTCGAATGGTCGCCGGTCAACATCACCGTCAACTACATCGACCAGAGGACGCATTGCGATGACTGAGCTTCTGCCCTGCCCGTTCTGCGGCACCGAACCCGACTTCATGAACGCGAACGCTGAGAAGTCGTTAAGCGCCCTTGTCCACTGCCTCAATGAAAAATGCGGAGTGCAGCCGAGCCTTGGCGCGTACACCAACGAGCAAGCGGTTGCGATGTGGAACGATCGCGCTGACGTGCCGCAGGCACGATCACATGCCCAAGGGGCGAGCGGCAAACGCCGCGCCATCGAATTGCTGATCAAACTCCAGACCATCGGTGATGCCACGATATATCGGCTGGCGTCAGAAGCGCAGCAAATGCTGGAGTTGGACGATCTGTCGGCCAGTCGTTCTCCGGCAGGATGCTCGCCTGAGTTCAGCGACACCGAGTATGTCCGGCTAGCAAATGAACAGCTCGCGAAGGTGATGGACGAGAACCAGCGGCTTCTCTCACAGCTCGCCGACCTCCGCTCCATGCTCGAAAGGGCCAACAGCCAGCGTGACAGCTACATCGTCACCGACGATCGCAATAGCGACGAGCACTCTTCAACTGTGGGTGAGGCCGACCATGGTTGAAGCCGACGCGGAACGGCTCTCCGACATCCTCAGTCTTGGCATTGCTAAGCTGATGGACGGCCAGCGCACGATCCCTCCACTGCCGCCCCAGTTTTGGATCGACCTCCGATACCTCATTCGTGACGAGGCGCGGTCGTTCACTCCGCAGGATGGAGGGGGTAAATGACGCCGATCGTAGAGCACAAGAACGGCAATCGCCGCAGCGTGCGCGACGACGTAGCCGCTGAATATGTTGCCTGCGTCCCATGCAAGGGAATGGGCATCGTTTATCGATATAGCGGCCAGATCGGCAGCCTTTGGCTCGATGGCTACCAAATCACCGGATATCGCGAGTGCTGGTGTGGCCACTGCCTCGGCCGCGGCATCTGGCGCGAGCACTTCCCACATGAAGGACAGGCTAATGGCAACTGACGGTCCAGATCCGGCGCCCTGCGCCGCAGACATCTACGAGCGGGGAACTGTCGTGCATCAGTGCAACTCAGTTTCTTCCAACAGGATGGAGGGCTGGGTCCGGAAGATCGCCAAGGAGTCAGGTCAGCGCGTTGACTGGCACTTCTTTGGCGGCTGGGCCGTGGTCAAGGCACTTGGTGACATTCCAGCCGTTGAAGCTGCAATCGAGAAACACAGTCACGAGCTGGATTACCTGCGCGATCAAAGCCTTCGCGGGATGCCGTTCATTTCCCAAAGTAGAGGGGCTGACTGATGGCTTGGTCGTATCAAAAGCCCACAAGGATTGTCCGAACAACGCCCGGATGGCTTTCACGGAAACAACAGGAACACGCGATGCTGAATGACGATCAGC